ACTTTATTTACCATTTTGCTCCCGTTCTGTAATCCCTAAATGGATTAACGGGCTAAATGTATTTGATTAAATCTATTTAGACCAGCAATAAGTCGGCGAGTCGTATATCTAAAAACCCAGCAAGTCGTTCATTGGTGGCTTTGTTGCCGAAGTCAGTAGTTATAGGCAACCGCTTCAAAGCCCACTCAGGCTCGATTAGAGCCCCTAAATCAAACTGATAGACCCCGTGAGGGGTTGAATTTATATAAAGGGTCTTAGCGCCCGTCCTAGCCCTAATATCGGCCAGATAATCCCACTTCTTCTTCTCAATCATCAAAGTATCGTAATGAGTCCTACGACACTTAAGCTCGATATAGGAATTGTGGGTAATGCCATCTGCTCGGTCGGTCGCTGATAAGGGCGTCAAGTCTGGATAAAGCGACTTGAGAGCCTCAAAGAGCTCAACCTCTCGAAAGTAGATTAGTTGTCCTCTTCTCCATCTTCCCAACCAATTTTCTTAATTGGGTCATCGGCGGGGACTATCCAATCGGGATAAGAACTGCGATCCATAGCAAAGGCCAAAGCAGTGCCCTCATCCATTCCTGCTCTGCGACAAGCTTTATAAACTTCATTGGCAGCAATAGCCCAGAAATCAAGCTTTGTTAATGGGGTTTCTTTACTAGTCCTGCGTCTCTTTGGACGCTTCACTGGCTTCTTACTTACGCGCTTTCGCGTTGCCATTTCTGACCCCTTTCGCTAGGGCCAATTCTAGCTGAGACTCCATTTTATCAAGGCGCGACACTATTGGAATATTCTCCAATTTGATTATGTAGCGAAGGCCAGCAATCAGTAGAGCTATAGATCCCAATACTGAGGCAACTAGGGTTGCAAGCTCGGGTGCTGGCATTACTTGACTCTGCCGTAACGCTCGTAGTTAGGGTTGAGCCAGTTGATGATGCTAGGCAAGACTGATACTAGAGCTGCATTTGCAATGGCAGCAGGGTCGAATCCCACCGCTAGGTAAGTCGCTAGAGCTGCTGCTAGAAATGCTTTGCCCCAGCTTTCGGCGGCTTTTTTTAGGTCTCTCATTAGATTCTCCTTCGAGGTTAAACCATTTGCCATCTGTGTCTCCCAAGCTAGTAAATGATATATGAAAGTGACTACGATGCGGATTAGCCCCTGAGTATTTACGCCGCTTCCAGCCCAGTATTGGGCTCATAATCTTGCCATCGTAGATAATATATTTAATGCGCTTATCGCCCTTCTTGGCGCATTTACGAAGCTTCTCAACTAGTGCATAAGCTTCTTCTTTGTGGGCGTTTAAATCTGCATCAATGTCTAAAGCTCTGACGATTCCTCTTGCGTCTGGTATATGGTCAGAACTGCCCTTTGCAAGATGCCGAGCATCAGCCACCCAGCCATCAGACTTACGATCCCTATCAGGATAATCGTCATCGATTTGCTCCCGAAGTTGAATTCCTGCTGCGCATAGTTTAGGCATATTAATTATTTAGCACAATCCCTCAAGATTATGCTAGAAGCAGTTTAGCCTCATCCTCAGTAATGCCAAGGCGCTCAAGTAAAGCTGCCTTTTGAGCTTTAACTAATTCTCTAGCCTCATTAGCATCTGCGTATGCCTTCAGTTCTGCCTGATACTGTTCATATTCAGCATCGGTCATTTCGCGGTCAATGATTTCATCTGTTTCTGTGTTGTGAAATCTAATCATTGGTTTAGTCATTATTTAACTCCATATATCTTTACTGTGCCAGCAGTAAGGCTTTGATCTGATTTAAATTCTAATGTAGAAATTGCACTTGTTGTCACATAATTAGTAAAGCTAATTTCAGGTGTTCTATGGGCACTATTGTTTAGAAACGCTGAAGTTGTAAAAATGCATTTATTTAAAACACTATTTGGATCACCAATTGTTATCATTGCCGCATTATTAGTATCGCTTGACTCAGCACTATTTTGGCCAGGAATTAGATAAATTATGTGTCCTGCTAAAGAAGTATCTTTCCAAAGACCATCAGCAGTTGCTCCGTAACCTAAGTTAGCAAAGCCTGCATTTCTGTAGTTTGTAGCTGTGCCATCACTATTTACGCCCATTATCAAATAAAAATCAGACGCAGCAGTTACTCCAGATACTTGGATATTTAATTCATTGTATCCAGTTGGAGTAACGCTGATAGAAGTTGAAGTTCCTGAAAGAGTAGTAGTTGAAAGCAAAGTCATACCACCACTAGTAGCAGTTGCCCATTCAGGAGCAGTTGCACCAGAATTTACTGTCAAAACTTGGCCAGCGGTTCCTATGGGTAGAGCAGTATTTACATTGGCGGTTGCTGATCTATAAGCAATTGCGCCAGTAGTTGTTTGTGGGTTTAGGTTCTTTGTTGTTGTATCAACTGAACTGCCCAAAGTGCGAATAGCAGCTGCGCCATCCTTGACAAGATCGGTATCGTCAGGGGTATCCCAGCCATAATTAGTAGTGGTTGCCATTTAGTCTCCTATGCAACTATTGTAGCGTTAAGCCAGTCCAAAGTAGGGCTAACTGTATTCCAAGTTTCAGTCGCTGGGACTGAATTCCATCTAAACGCCTGAAGGCTAAAAGCGATAGGCGAGACATTTAGAGTCAAGTTAAGCTGATTCAGGCTGGCTGTCCAAGTCCAACCTTCTACGAAACCTTGAAATTCTCCATCGACCATATTAGCTGGCAAGTTGATGATATTTAGCGGTTGGCCCATAAATACGCCAAGAAGGTTATCTCGGTCTGAATTGTCGATTTCACCGCTGGCTATGGGGAAGGTTATCTGCCTTAAGGCAAATTGAGGATAGGCGCGGATGAGTAGATAGAAGGCTGCTTGAGCTTCAGCATCGCCTTGATTGCGAAGAGTGGTCGATATGGTAGAGGCAAGAAGTCCATAATCAGATATTGACGCTGCATCCTCATCTGTAACTTCTGCGCCTGAAGTGCCATAGCTAATAGTTATTGAATTTCTAACATCGCCAGCTCGTTTAATAATTGAAAGTCCGGGGCCTATTGAATGATTGCCATCTAAATCAACATAGCCATTAGTTGCTAGGTATTGCGATCTATGTGTTGAATCTGCATAACCGATTCGACCTTCAGAATCTTCATAAAGGTAACCAAGTCCGCTAGTAGCAAAGCGAGAAGCTAGGTAATAAACTGTATCGTCCAAGTCATTCTCAGAGTGAAGTTCATAATCTCCTGGGGTATCTATCTCACCTAATCCGCTATTTTCTGCATCCTGCCATTGAGTAGTTGCATCATAGGTTGCCCAAGTCTCGGCAGATGGCACTTCATTCCATTGGTCAAATAAAACTGTGCTTAAAAGTTCTTCAATGCGATCCCCATCGAATTGATGCGCGAAGTTACCCACATAGACAGCGCGATTAAGTCTAGCTAAGGCTCCAACAGCAGTTATCTGAATTCTTTGGCTAGTAGCAGTTGAGCCAGAGGTCTGGACTGTAATACCTAAATCAGTTATGAAACCGCCAAAGAGATTTACATAAGTAGCAGTTGAATCTTGCACCTCAATAGTAACTGCATCATTAATCTCATAAGAAACTGATGCCTCGGCAGTTTCAATTAAGGTTAGACTGCAATAGCCAGCAAGCGGCTGGGAGTAAATATCATCGCGGCCTGAAGTAATCGTAAGTCCGCTAAGGGTTGCGCTAGTAACTGTAGAGCCATTGACTTTAACTCGATAGACTGGACTCCAAGCGGTCATTGGACATCCTGCGTAATCAGACTTGAACCACCGCCACCAGTTCTACGATTGCTATTATTTAAAGCTAGAGCAACTGCTCGGCTAAAGCCTTCTTCATCAATTACTGATGGGGCATTTACATTAATTACCACATTGCCTTGCTGATTAGCTGCAACTGTGCTAGCGACATTAAACCCAGAAGGAATTGCATTACCGCTCGGCACTAGTGTCGATGGGGCGCTAGGAGTGGAAGCCGATGGAGCGCTCGGAGTAGTGGATGGCTTAGGAGCTGCTGGGACGCTTGGGCTTGGAGCAGTAGCAATCTTTGGAAGTGTTGAGCTGCTTGGAGTGCTAGGAACTGAGAAAGATGGCTTAGAAATGGTAGATACATTAGGCAAAAGTGGAACGGCATTGTAAGCGCGGATAAGGACATTTATTGCATCAATGGCAAAATTAACTGCGCTCTTAATTCCATTAACTACCGCGCCAATAACATCTAAAATACCGCCAGCGACTTTACCAATAAATCCAAGTGCTCCACCAAGGTTATTGATTAAAACTGGAACTACAAAGTCTTTAATAAAGTTATAAAGGATAGTTAGAGAATCCTTATTTCTAGCAATTGCATCGGTAACTGGCTTTAATGCTGCATCTTTAAACTCAATAAATTTGGGAATAACTGTGTTAATGAAATAATCTAAAAGTCTTTGAAGGGTAGGCAATAAAGCAGATCCTACTGATTCCTTGGCTTCATCAAAGCCGACTTTAAGTCTTGCTATTTGACCTTCAAAAGTATTAGCTTGAACTGTGGCTGCTCCACCAAATGTCTCAGCTAATTGCTTTACTGTTCCCTCTAATCCAAGGGTCTTAATTTCAGCACTGGATAAACCAACACCTAGACGCGTTAAAGAGGCTGTATTGCCTTCGTATGCCTTACCAAGGGCATTTGAAACGGATTCTACGCTCTTACCAGTAGCAGCTGAAATATCTAAAGCTAGGGTCAGTAAATCTTGCGACTTAGTTACTGATCCTGTGGCAGTTGCTAAGCGCTGAAGGGCTGGGCGCAATTGATCATCAGCAACGCCAGTCGCTAGTGAGGTTTTAAGTATCTGCTCCTCGACTGCTGAAATCTGAGCTTGAGTTGCGCCAGTAACATTCTTTAGGGCATTGGCTAAACGAAGCTGGGCAGCCTCATCTTCAATAGCTGCCTTAACCCCATCAACGGCTAACTTGACTGCATAGGCCGCTGCTGCTGCCGCTGCTGCTGCAAAGGCGGCTGCTGCGACTTTGCCAAACTTTTCTAACTTACCGCCAAAGCCTTCAACCTCTTTAGAGCCAGTATCAAGATTTTTCTTAAGGTCAGCAACATCAGCAAGAATTGAGAGCTTGAGCGTTCTACTGCCAGCCATTACTTATCCCACTCTTTCAGTATCTTGGAAAATGCTTCTTGCCATTTCTTAATCAATTCAGGCTGAATCTTACGAAGGGTTGGGTAGATAAAGTAGCCAGCGTTTCCGCGACCTTTGCTTGGTGTTCTTCTGGGGAACTGACGATAGCGATTAGATCCAAATTCATAACCCGCCCAGAGTTTTTGTGTGCTACCGCCACCAGAAAAGCGCTGACTTGCGAAGCCGTAAGAGAACTCGCCGATTTTGGAGCTGGCCGAGACTTTAACGCCTGTTGCAATTCTTCTAACTGCTTCTTGACCAAAAGTCCTTGTGAGTGCATAGGCTTTGATTTCGTTTGCTGCATAAGTAGCCAGCGCGCTAGATTCTTGTTTAGCTTGGCTAACGGCTTCATCATCCATCGCTTTGAAAGCGGTAATGATTGAGCGGAGCTCGCGCTTGTCGTAGCTGATTGGTAACTCATCTGCCACCGTTACGCTCCTTTAATATCTCTATCGCCGTTAGGACTTGGTCGATGTCTGTCCAGTAAGTCATCGGTATCCCAGTTGCTATCGCTATCTCGACTATTAGTCGGTTGATGCTTCCGGGCTCGTAACTTTTGGGCTTTCATCTCCAATCGTCATCTCTTCAACTGTTAGCTCCCAAATCTCTTGAGGTTTGGTTGGCTTTCCAGCTGCTTCGCGCTTATACGCAAAGTAAGCAAGATCTAAGAAGTCCGCTTGCTGGTAGGCCGATATATCCTTCATCGAATAAATCGACTTACCAGTTTTGCGTTCCCACTTAGCCCATTCTGGTAAGCCAGCCTGATAAGTAACTGATTCGCCAGAGTTATATTTAATTGTGATTGATATTTTCATAGCTCCCGATGCTCCGATCTCTTAGCTGAAGGTCTCTGTTGGAGTTCCAACGACAGTCATTGTCCAAGTATCAGTTAGCGCTCCTGGAGCTGCGCCACCTGCTGCTGGAAAGACTGGTAATACATTGAAAGCAAATACTGCGCCAGTTACGGCAGTAAATGAAACTGCGAGTGTAGTGTTTGGTGCTGATTCAGCATCAGACCACATTGCCTCGAATAGTGAGCTAGCAGCTCCCCAATCCTGTAGCAATTCGATTGTGAATGTCCATTGCTTATCAACGGACTTATAAGCGCGACCATCAAGGGTTTGATAGGTCTCGATAATTGTGTCGCAGCTTAGGACTGCGCTAGTTGTCTGGGCGTCATAAGCAGCGCTATCGAGTGTAAAGGTTACATCGCGCCCAGTTATTACTGTTGTTGGCATTTGGGTCTCCTATGCGGTTTGCTCGTAGCGGACGCTCAAGCGTATATCTGAAACTAACAGGGTTGTAGTTCCTACTTCAGTTACCGAAGGTCTTTCGACTATTGATAACTCATACTTGGAAGCATTTAGTGCTCCAAGAATACTAATGACCATTTGCTCTAAGTTATCTAAAGCAGCAGCGTTGCTGAAATATGCAACGCAAGCAGTTATGGTGTAATTCAATTTAACTCTAGTTGTAGCTTTGCCTAAGACTTCAAGCTCCATATAGGGCGAGTCTGGAATCACAATAATTGCAGGGACAATTGGTGCTTCAGGAACTGAGTCGTAAATATTGGCAGCTACTCCTGCTAAGGCAGTTTTAATAGCTCCTCTAACATCTGTGGCAATTGTGCTGGCTGGCATTAGCCCACCATTGTCTCAACATCAAGATAAGGCCCTAGAAGGCCAGTTACCTTGGCAAGTAAATTCTTAGAAAGGCGATAAGGGGTTACTGCAAAATCTACGCCTTCGATTGATCCACCAGCGGCGGTTCTGGACTGGAAGATTTCAACGGAGATAGCCAAAATAGCAGCTTCAGCATTGGGGTTTCCGACATAGGTCGATAATC